TGCTCATGCAGGCTGTGTACTTTCTCTTTTGCCAAGGTGTCGATCATCAGCTCTTGTTCAAGTGTGTAGGTCATGCTTTATCAATTGATTATAAGAAGTAACAACAATAGGGGAGTGACAGCATGACCTACACACTTGAACAAGAGCTGATGATCGACACCTTGGCAAAAGAGAAAGTACACAGCCTGCATGAGCAGCTACACGATCGTAAAAGCTTAGTAAGCGATTCTCAACGAGATTTGCTAGTTAGAGATCTCAAGAGGTATCAGGAGTTACTTTATCAATGTCGATTGAATCGACAAATAGATTTGAGGTGAATTGTTTGAAAAGTTTACGAAGATCAGCATTCTTGATCACCATATTCTTTCTAGGTGTTTGGTTCGGAAACCACCGTCAATTGCCAGATTGGGCAGTATTAGCATTGCCGGTGTCAATCATGTGGTGGCTGATCAAGTATGACGAGATAGCTTATAAGAGACGATTGAGGAGGTGATAACAATGAAGTATTGGACTACTAAAGAGGTTTCTTATATTCAAAAAAACGCTTTGTTAGCTGAAACAAATGAGGTCATTAATGTCGAGAATATGGCAAAAAAATTAGGAAGATCCGTTGCTGCAGTTTCAAAAAAAATATATGAGTTGCGTCGTGATGGTGCGTTACCTAAGACCAAACGAGAACTTGCTTTTGATAGTAAAGGCAGACCTTGGACGGCAGGGGAAGAGAAACGATTGATTGCTATGTATAAGCAAGGTAGTTCTTATGCAGATATTGCTGAGACACTGGGAAGATCTGAGGCATCTTGTTCAACGAAAGCTTCTAAGCTGCAATCAATAGGGAAAATTAAAAGTAAACGTTTAGCACACTGGACTGACCAAGAAGTTGCATTGATTTTAGATAAAGTTGAATTTGACGCTAATGGTTATGTGTCAAACTATCCAGAGCTTGCAAGAGTGACCGGAAAGCAATATTCCCAAGTGCTTCAAAAGGTAAATAGGTTGAGAAAAGAAGGCAAAATCACTACTAATGTAAAACCCGGAACAACAAGCGTTAAATCAAAGCAATCAATGCAGAAATTCAATGATGCTCGATTTGCCCAATATGCGAAGAAGGAGGAAGACTCCATGCAAACCGAACAACCCATGCAATCAAGAAATGTGACTGCTGGATCGCTCAGTATTGAATCCAAAGAAGAACGAGTGATTCATACAATTGTAACTTTTGCAGGCGTAGAAACACATACGTACTTTTCATCAGATGGAACCAAAATTGCGGAAATACAAAAAGAGCCTACACCAGTTCCCGCTAGTGTAAGCCAAATGTAACATTATCAGTTAAGGAGATTATAGCATGGCAGGTCCTGAAAAGAAAGTTGAGAACCAAATTAAAAAGTATTTGGATTCGCTTGATGCATATTACCTCAAAGTTCATGGATCTATGTATCAACCTTCTGGAACACCGGATATTTTGGCTTGTGTGGCTGGAAAGTTTATCGGCATTGAAGTCAAGCGGCCGGATGGGGGCGTCGTGAGCGAATTGCAAAAGAGTAAATTAAGAAAAATTGAAAAGGCAGGAGGTGTGGCCATTGTTGCACGAAGCGTGGAAGATGTATCCACAATGCTCAAAAAAAGAAATGTTGTATGACTTTCAAAAAGAAGTACTTGATTCAATTGATCCAAATTATTTATTGGCCATGGATACAGGGACTGGAAAAACAATCACTGCTATTCATCAGTATTTGAAGTATAGCAACGGAGAACCAATATTGATCGTCGCACCACCACAGAAATTAAAAGAAGGCGGCTGGAAAAGAGACATTCAGGCGGTTTGTAATTTCTACAAAATTGAGATTCAGTTTTCAGAAATGAGTTATGGAAAATTAGCTGAGATGTACAAGCTTTATAAAGGTTGGTTTGTCATCTTTGATGAAGCACATTATGTCAAGAATCCTACTAGCCAACGTGGTAGAGCAGCTGCTAAGTTGGCCAAGCAATCAAGTCACTTTGTACTTTTGACAGCAACGCCTGCAAGTAATGGATGGGAAGATACGTACAATTACTTCATTATGTTTGGGTACTTCAAATCAAAAAAAGAAATGAATGATCGATATGCCAAATGGGGGACCATGTTCCTGGGCAATCGTAGAATCCCAAAAATCGAAGGTTGGGTGAATGAAGATCAGCTTCACGATAAATACAATAGCTTCACAATATCTATTTCCAAGGATGAGGCGTTGGATCTACCACCATTAATTTTTGAAGATGTGCATTTTATACGTAGTCAAGATTATCAAAAAGTTTCTAAAGAGCGTGTGCTTGATGGAGAAGACTTTGATACACCATCGAAGTTGGCTCATGGTCTTCGATACCATGCTAATAAGAAAGACAAGCTTGAGTACGCTCAGATGCTTTGTGAAGGTACCGAGAACAACATCATCATTTTTTACTACTACCAAAAAGAAGTTGATGCGCTGAAAGAAAAAATCAAAAACAAACAGTTTTTCGAAGTTAGCGGAAAGGCGTCTCATTTGCCTTCTAAAGAGACTTGGAAAGAATTGAAGAATAGTGTGACGTTTGTTCAATACATGGCAGGAAGTGCCGGAATTGAGCTGCAGTATGCAAATACAGTCATTTTCTATACGCCGACCTATTCCTATCAAGATTATTCTCAAGCTTTAGGGCGTGCCTATCGTAATGGCCAAGAAAAGAAAGTAACTGTTTATCGTTTCATCACACAGCAAACGATTGAACAAGCCGTTTATCAGGCTTTGGAAAATAAACAAGACTTTTCAGAAGAGTTGTATATGAATACAAGAATGGGGAGTGAGTAAGACATGGATCTTTCAACAGTTGAAACACAAGTGATTCTACAAGAATTGGCCAAAAGAGAGGAAGTTCAAACCTATGGCATTGGTCAATATCAAAACCATCAAGTTTCTATCGAATCTAAATTCAATGGAAAACGAGAAAAAATTGAACTTCCTGAACATGGCCAAGTGTTAATTATTTCATTGCCAAACTAAATCGCCGTTTTCTAAGTGGGCTAATCCTTCATCTAATGCATAGAAGATAAAGGCATTTTTGGCAATTGTTATAGCTGCTTCTGAAGCATTATTTGAATAAAGATAATTAGTCAAGCTATCCATAGAGTTTACATTGGTAGGAAATGCTTTGTTTGTAGATACATCTTTGGCTAGATCACCAATCGCATGATCTACATTTTCAAATTGCTTCAACCATTTTTTAAAGCTCATAGTATTCACCTCTTTCACATAAGAGTATATCACAGCAAAACAGGAGGGAAATTATGTTTGGACTACAAAAAAATGATCCTAATGTAACTGAAAAAAGAACTCAGTACGTTGGTGGATCAGATGTCCCAGCAATACTGGGATTATCCAAATACAAAACTCAATATGAGTTGGCACGAGAAAAAGCAGGCATTGTTCAGCCTGAATTCATCTCAAATCCGTACATTCAATTTGGTAATAAGATGGAACCATTTATCAGAGAGTATATCAACACTGTGAACAGCTTGAACTTTATCACCGAAACATTTGTTGACAAGGAAAATATGATCCGGTCAAACGTCGATGGTATTGATCTTGAAAACCAAATTTTATTGGAAATCAAAACTCATGGGGCAAATCCAACAGAAAAGGTATATGAAGCGCAAATGCAACTTTATTTTCATCAAACAGGTTGTTCATACGGATGGTTGGCTATGTATCATCGTCCTTCAGATTTTGATCTTGAATTTGATAGAGAAAATTTGGTGATCAAAGAAATTGAACGTGATACTGGCTATATTGAAAAAATACTCGATGCCATTGAAACTTTTTGGATCCGTGTTGAATATCTGAAAGAAAAGCCAGATATGACTGAATCTGAATATTACTCAATTGGAAATGATGTCGATAAACTGGTTGCTCGTGTCGAACGATTTGAACTTGAGATGCTCGAGTTCGAAAAGAAAACGAAAGTTCTAAAAGAACAACAAAAAGAATATCGCGAGCTGTTGTATCAGAAGATGGAAGAAAATGACATTAAAAAAATCGACACAGGCGATATTGTCATCACCAGAGTTCTTCCTACTACTCGATTATCTGTTGATAGCACCAGATTGAAAAAGGAAAAGCCAGATATCTATGATCAATATCTGAAAAAAGCAAACGTAAAAGGCTCTATCAGAATTAAAGAGAGTAATACTGATGCGTAGCGTTTCGATAAAAAAAGCTGCTGATTATGTAATGGCTAAGTTAGTTGAAAAAGGTGTTGTAATTCAGCGCTATGAAGCCTACTCAACAAATTCAATTTATTTTAAGTTTGATTGTGGATTGTCAAACTCTATAAGGTTTGGAGATCACAAGGGGAAGAAAAATCTCAATTATATGTTTTTAGTTGATGTGAATTATGGTGGCGGCGTAAATAAAATGAAGCGAAATTTTACACAATACCGATATTCAGCTAAGCAATCTGAACTTGATAAATTGATTATGCATATTTTGGAACATCGTGAAAAAAGAATTATTCAATATGGCGGTTCTGCATTATATAGGGAACAAATGAAACGTCAATATTTAAAGAATAAGGACCAGAAAGGTTTCTGGTCACAAGCAGTATTTATTTCTAAAAAAACAGAAAAGGAAGTGGCAAAATGATCAGACCATTACAAAAAACAACAAAATTTTATGCAACTAGCAGGGAAGAAGCCGAGAAAGAAATTTCTACAATGATTGAAAAATCAAAAGGATCAGTGATCAAGCAGAATATCGTTTCAAAAAACCATAAAGATTTTGGTGACTATTATGAAGCCCAGGTCACTGAAGAGTTTGCTCGAAGCAAAGAAATAGTTGAAGGAGGATTTCTAGCATGAGTATTTTACCACCAAACAAACCACAAGTACCTAAAGATACACCGCGCAACTATTTTATCTGGGGACCGACCATGGGCGGCAAATCGTTTCTGGCATCACAATTCCCAAATCCAGTAATCTTTAACACCGATGGTAATGCAGAAGCAAACACTGTCCCTTCTGTTCAATTGAGAAACATCAAAGATACCAACGGTAAGATTAAACGGTCAGTAATCGATCAATTGGACAAGCTGATCACCGCTTTACAAACCGAAAAACACACCTATGAAACGGTAGTTCTGGATGTCATCGATGACATTGTGGTCATGATTGAACAATACATTTGTGATAAAGAGGATGTAGAAACTTTGGGGGATATCCCTTACGGAAAAGGATATGCTGCTTTCACCAATATCTTTCAATCACTAATTATTGAATTGAAGTCTTTGCCAATGAACGTGATCTACATTTCTAGAAATGCAACAAAAATGGAAGGTCAAACAGAAATTGATATTCCATCATTAAAAGAAAAACATCAAAATATTGTAAATGGTAACTGTGATCTATCGATTCAGTGCAAGAAAGTTGGTAAGAATTATATTCGAGTTGCTAAAGCACGCCGGAAAGATTACATGCGAGATCAAGTAGATGATAAAAAAATTCTAGCTTTATTAGATTCCATTACCGGAGTATTTGGGCGATCGCCTAAAACGTCAAAAAAGGTTCAGGATGAAATTGTAAAGAAAATTGAAGAACAAGAAGATGTTTTGAAAGTTCCGGATGATACGCCCAGTGATGAAACAACTGGAAAAACTGCAGAACCAAAAAAAGTTGAGCGAAAACCAAAAGCATCAGCTCCGGTTAATAAAGCGACATCTGCAGTTAAACCAGCAGCTGACGCTCCATCACAACGTAGAATCAAACCACAAATCTAAAACAAAAACGAAAAGAGGAAATTAACATGGGATTAAAAGATTTAGCAAATGAAATTTTAGCAGGATTCGATCCAAAAACAGACGATCCAAACGCAGGCGGCAACCAAGGTCTTGCTGATGGTGAATACGATGTAACACTGGCCAATGTCGAACACAAAGTTTTTCAAAGCGGTTGGGAAGCAT